ACTGGGAGTCCATGTCTTGTATCTACAACTGTGGATATGTCCTAGTTTGGGAGCGTGGCAAATCATATTCCGCTGGATTACAAATGGATGAGCATGTCAGACTAACTCACCCAGAGCCTTCTAGCATTTTTCATTGGTTAAGATTTTGGACAAGGGGGTAGCATGGATTTAGAAAATCATTGTGGCAATAGTGGGTGTATTTGCACTCATACACAAGGTTGCGAAAGAGGGTGGATATTTGGGAAGTATACTGAGGATAAAGTTGTTAAATTATCTAACGGAATCCACTCAACCGTAACAGAAACATTTGAGGGTGTAAGTCCTTGCCCGATATGCGACCCAGATCGCTACGAAATCTTCCTAACCTCTAAAAATAGACAAGAATTATTTGAAAGACTCCGCAAAAGAGGTACACACCAAAGAGCAAAAGCCTACAACGAGGAAGAAAACTCTAAAACTAGAACCTTATGAGGTGTCAATATGATACAAAAAACGCAGAAAATCGTTACCAAAGTACGGAAAGCGTGGAAGATTAGGTTAATTACAACAGCCTACTTTTCCGCCCTCTTAATCGCAGTATCGCCCATTCCCATAGTCCATGCGCCAATCTTTGAAACCAAAGCAGAAGCCGATACTATGGATTACAAAGACTATGCTAAATGGACTGGTCAAATTGAATATAACTGGAATAAAGAGCAACATAAATGCTTGCTAAAACTATGGGGTAAAGAATCCGCTTGGAATCCAGAAGCAGATAATCCAACTAGTACTGCATTTGGAATAGCGCAGATGCTAGGCGAGAAATCAAGTAACGGATTTGTGCAAATTAGTAACGGATTACGCTATATTGAGCACCGTTACACAACTCCGTGTAATGCTTGGGAATTCTGGCAAAGGAATAACTGGTATTAACAAGTCATTTTTTGTAAGAGGCAGACCAGTACCGCAAGGGTCTATGAAGTTTATCCGCCCAGGAGTAATGATTCACTCACGAGCAGAAGACTTAGCGGTTTGGCGAGCAGATATAGCAAGAGAAGCGGCTTCGGCTGGTTTCAAGCCAGTTCAAGGTGGAATAAAAATTACAACCGATTTTCTTTTGCTTAGACCAAAATCAACCAAGCGTGCTTTTCCATGGGTTAAACCTGATCTGGATAAACTTATTCGAGCCGTACTTGATGGCTTAAATGGAGTGGCTTACGAAGATGACTCACAGGTAATTTTAATCCAAGCCACTAAGACATACGCAGAAAAGCAAGGAGTATGGATTACAATAGAACAGATATGGAATCATTTTGAAACTACTTGATGAGATTTTAAGCGATTATCCTCGTATCTGGCATTTCTATAAACAAGATAGTGGCGATAAACAACGCCAACCAAAGTATGCACAACGCTATCCAGTACCGCTTGGCACTCTTAGTCTAATTTTAGATTTTCACAAATGGGTGCATGAATCATCGCTTGAAGTGGCAAACAAAACCGGTATAGAACTATCTAACCACATTAGAAAAACCGAAGTTGGTCCAGACCCAGTAGTTATGTATCGGGTTCAATGGTTATCAAATAACTGGAATTCAATAGAAAATAAACAAAAACATCTAGCCAAAGTATTAGGCGACGAGGTAACTCATTGGCATACCAGAATTAGGGTCAAAGTCAATGACGCAGACATTTATGAATATCAATCCGCTATTGTATGCCAGACTTGCTTCCACCGTTCCGTAGTCCGCATGAATGACACTTTTATCTGCGTTAATGTCCAATGCAGAAACCCCTTGACTGGAAAGTGGCGCACTTGGCCTATCAACTAGATATAGTCCGACAGGCTGTTTATTCACGAAGCAAAGGTTACTGCGAAAAATGCGGAAAGCAACTTCCGGAATCTTGGGCGTTGCACCATAGAAAACTAAAATCCAGAGGCGGTAAAGACGAAGTGGCCAATCTTGTAGCGTTACACCATGCTTGTCACAATTTTGGAACGGATAGTGTCCACTTAAATCCAACTCAGGCTAGCGATAAAGGCTTAATGGTTCCAAGTTGGCAAGCACCACAAGAGTGTCCTTTAACGCTTCCTGATGGTAGTATTGTTACACTAACCGATGATGGTCAATATCATTATCTAGAAAGGAAGTCGGATGGCTGGTGAACCGCTTGTAACGGTTATTGGCAATTTAGGTTCTGATGCGGAGTTTCGCAAAACACCTAAAGGAACGCCTGTAACATCTTTTAATATCGCAAACACACCTCGTAAAAATGTAAATGGCGAGTGGATTGATGGCGATACAACTTGGTTTCGTGTTTTTGTCTGGAATTACGATGCCGCTGGAACTGCAACAACTTTAAAGAAGGGCGATAAAGTTCTTGTAACTGGTCGCTTGCAAGTATCTAAATATACAACCAAAGATGGTGAAGAACGCCAGTCATTGGAAATTAACTCAGACGGAGTAGGAGTAGTGCCTAAGTATGCTCCTGAGCCGCATGTTCCAATATCTGACAAATCAGACGAAGAACCTATTGATGAATTCCCATGGTAAACAAGAACGCACAGATGTTCAATGCGTTCATTGTGGTCGTTGGTTTATGATTTTATTAGATGATAGAAGAACTATGAACTATTGTAACGATTGTAAGGTGGCTAGGTGAGCGATGGCTTAATAGATTCCGAGGTGGCAGCCATGTTACTCGGTATAAGCAAGAATAATTTGCGGCAATTAGTACACCGCAAACAATTGGAGCCACAAGGAAGGTACAAAAGAAGAAGCCGATTCCTTCTTCAAGATGTACTGGCTCTACAAACACGGCGAGGCGAGGCTATTTCAGGGGAAGGAATAGTTCCGAACTAAAGTGTGTTACACTTCCTGCCAATGGGAGAAGTCTGTCCAGATGTGTTACTTACCCTTCCACATTTGACGGCTTCTCCTATCTGGGAAGGCGATAATGAAAAGAATTTTAATTACAGGTGGCGCAGGTTTTCTTGGTTCACATTTAGTCAAAAGATTAATAGAACATAATGAAATAATAGTTGCAGATAATTTATATACTGGCAACAAAAGAAATATACAACAATTTTTTAACAATCCAAACTTTGAATTCATAAGACATGACATAACTTTTCCACTTTATTTGGAAGTGGATGAGATTTACAATTTGGCTTGTCCAGCAAGTCCAGTGCATTACCAGAAAAATCCAGTACAAACATTAAAAACAAATGTACATGGTGCAATCAATATGCTTGGTTTAGCCAAGCGAGTTGGTGCAAAGATATTACAAGCATCAACATCTGAAGTCTATGGTGACCCAGTAGTTCACCCGCAGGTGGAAGAATATTGGGGCAATGTAAATCCAATAGGCATACGCTCTTGTTACGATGAAGGTAAGCGAGCCGCAGAAACATTATTTTTTGATTATTATCGTCAGTATCATGTACCAATTAAAGTGGTTCGTATTTTTAATACATATGGACCAAATATGAGTTTACATGACGGTAGAGTTGTTAGTAACTTTATCAAGCAAGCACTACTAAGCAGAGATATAACTATCTATGGTGATGGCACACAAACAAGAAGTTTTTGCTATGTTGATGACTTAATTGATGGCATGATTAAGTTTATGAATACGCCAATGGCATATATTGGACCAATTAACATAGGTAATCCAAAAGAATTTACCATGCAACAACTTGCTGAGATGGTACTTTATTTAACCGAAAGCAAGTCAAAAATAATTTATCAACCATTACCATTAGATGACCCACGACAACGCAAGCCAGATATTGGTTTGGCAAAAGAAATAATTAACTGGGAACCAGATGTAAACCTGCTAGAAGGCTTGACTAAAACTATCAAATATTTTCAAGATATAGTCAAATAGGAGAGGTAAATGGAAGCAAAATCATTTGTGGCGGAACTGATTAACACAAAAGACTTAAAGCCACATCCACGCAATTATCAGCAACATCCAGATTATCAACTACGCCACATTATGAAGTCCATTGAAACACATGGTTTTTATCGCAATGTTGTAGTTGCAAAAGATAATACAATCTTGGCTGGACATGGAGTTGTTGAAGCCGCTACACGCTTAGGCATAGACCAGATACCAGTACATAAAGTTGATTTATTGCCAGATGACACAAAGGCATTACAAATACTTACTGGTGATAATGAAATCAATAATCTAGCGGTAGTTAACGACCGAATGCTTACCGAATTACTTAAAGAAATTATGGTAGAAGACCAAGCGGTTGGCTTAACTGGAACTGGTTTTGACGAAGCACAACTGGCATCATTGGTAATGATTACACGTCCAGCATCGGAAATTAAAGATAAAGACGAAGCCGCCGAGTGGTTAGGTATGCCAGAGTGGGAAGGTTCATCTAAACGACTTACAGTTATTGTAAGTTTTGAATCTGAAGATGACAGACAAGAATTTGCTCGTATTTTAGGTTATACATTTACGCCGACTACAAAATCTATTTGGTTTCCACATAAACCAAAAGATGATACATCGTCAATAGAGTTTCAATAATGAATTATGTGCCACAATATCCTGTCTATGTAATTAGCAAAGGCAGATACGATAACGCTTTAACGCCTAACTTTTTGATACAAGATAAAGTTCCATTCTTTTTAGTGGTTGAACCACAAGAAGTAGAACTGTATGCTGCCAAATATGATCGTACTAATATCTTGGTGTTACCATTTAGCAATCTTGGACTTGGAAGTATTCCAGCACGCAACTGGGTATGGGAACATGCCAAAGAAGCAGGATACAAACGCCATTGGATATTAGATGACAATATTGCTTGCGTAAGAAGATTATACAAAGGCAAGCGTATTCGCATGAATAGCGGAATTGCGTTCAAAGCAATAGAAGATTTTACCGACCGTTATGAAAATATAGCAATAAGCGGTATGAACTATTCCACATTTGTTGGACTTGCTTCGTCAGGCGTTAATGAAATGCCACCATTCTACTTAAATACACATGTCTATTCAGTACTATTGATACTAAATGAACTGCCAAATAGATGGCGTGGCAGATATAACGAAGACACAGACTTATGCTTACAAGTACTAGCAGATGGCTGGTGCACAGTAGCGTTTAATGCCTTTAGTCAGCAAAAAGCAGGAACAATGACTATGAAAGGCGGCAATACTGACCAACTTTACAAAGGTGATGGTCGGTTAGAAATGGCAAGAACTTTAGAGCGTGCTTGGCCATATGCCGTAGATGTTAAGCGTAGATTCCAAAGACCGCAACATGTGGTTAAAAACCAATGGCAGAAATTTGACACCCAACTTATCCGCCGTAAGGATATTGACTGGGATGCGATTAAAGAGAACAAATACGAGATGAAATTAGTCCAAGTATCTGAGGAAATCAGAAGCGATAGGATTAAGAAGATATTAAAGGAAGCCAACTAATGGCACGCCCGACCAAACTAGACCAAGAGTTACAAAAGAAGATTACAGATGCCATCCAAAGCGGAGTTGATAAGAAAGTAGCCGCCGCTATGGTAAATATTGGTGAAGCCACACTCTACAGATGGCTTAAAGATGCAGAAGCACCAGACGCTTCTCCTGAATTACAAGAGTTTCGAGAGTCGGTTGAGCGTGCTGAAGCCGAGGCTGAAGTCATTAAAGTGGCTAGAATTACCCAAGCCGCTAATAACGGAAATTGGAAAGCCGCTTCATGGTGGTTGGAAAGAAAACATCCTGATAGGTGGAGTGAAACCAAGAAAG